ACTATGATAGTAGAAGGAAAGGGAATTCGTTTTCGGACATGGGTTCGACTCCCATCAGGTCCACGATTAAAAAACGCTAGGATTTAAGCCAAGAACGGCTTGAAACCTAGCGTTTTTGCTTGTTTTTTATTACTTTTCTGTAATCTCTATTAACCAAAAAATCTGGTCATTTTACCCATTTTTTAGATAAATTTGGTCATGAATTGGTCATGAAATTGGTCACGACTATTACTCTACTATCTCAATGCCTTCCAGCCGACTAGCAAACAAGGATTTCACAGGATCGTACGCTCCATCTGCTCCCACATAGTCAAAACCTTCGCCTTTCGCTTTTTTAACTTTTGCATTCGTTGCCGTTAATCCCGTCTTTGTAAGGTAATACCATTTCCCCTTGTCCTTAAGCCACTGCCCGGATAGCATACCTCCATCCTCACCGAGGTAGTACCAGTCACCAGCGGATTTGAACCACCCTTTAATCATCCTTCCGGAATCATCGAAAGCATACCAACGGCCGTTGATATAGCTCCATTGTCCTTTTACAGGAACGCCGGACTCGTCGTAGTAAAACCAAGACTCTCCTTCCTGCTTCCATCCGGTAAATAGGTTCTTTTGGTGTAGGCTACAAGCTGTATAAGCCACCCAAGAGACGAAGATTTGACACCAATACACGCCGTTCATGCCGTACCACTCGCTATACTTCGTATAGTTGTTCATTCCGGCGTTTCCTAGTTTGCTAAGAAGGTCTCTATTGCTTCCTTTTTCAAGGTATCCAACCTCTTCCAATGCAGCTTGGATAAATTCATCTACTGTACAAGTATCTGCATCGAAGAATGGTCTTCCGAAGCCGTCAATAGTCCTATCCTTTCCGGGGAAGAATGTATAAGTCTTAATAACTACAGCACCGCCATTTCGTACTACTCCCGGAGCGGAAGAGGTGTTCCCCTCTACGGTCTTAATGACATATTGGCCACTCTTAAGCTTTGTAACTTCTATCACGATCCCCACATGGGCAACTCGTTTTTTCACCTTACTGAAGAAATAGACTATATCTCCACGCTTAGGTTCTTTGTAGTACCGCCCATGCTTTACGAAAAAGCCTTTTCCATTAACCGTGAAAGAGGTATACCCACCGCCTAAAAGCTTCTGTCCTCTTTGATATAAATTCATATTTTGTCCTTTCTTAGATTTGAAATTTCTTTTCCCGTTTCTTCCCAGTCATTCTTTAGAGCCTCATAGTCTTTTTTATAAGCCTTGTCAAAACTACAATCCTTTCTAGTAATAGCTCCCATATCAAGGGCTTTGATGAATCCTCGAAAGAATGCCATATTGATTTTTGTTTCATGCCCACACATTTCTTCATGGTGTTTCTCAACTCTTCTCAACTTTTCTCAACTCCGTAAATAAAAAAAAGGGCAATACGCTTCTGTACTGCCCCTAATGGCTGCTGTTTTCCTTATCTCTTTCTCGGAACAGGACTCGGAGTGTTATCTACCGTAGCACCAGTTAATCCGATACCCGGGCCGGTGGTTTTATCCGGATTCGGTGTCACTCCCGGACCGTGTTCCTTGTCCTCTTCACCTTTGCCGTGACCATAACCAAGAGGCCCTCGAGTGTTATCCACCTTACCTTTGCTAGGTACCAGAACTTTCTGCTCCTTCTCGTCTTCTTTGATTCCGTCATACGTCCAACTTGCTTTTCTCTTAATCATAATTTTTCTCCTCTCTAAAAATAAAATTTTCAATGTTGGCCAAACTCAAATTTCTTGGAAGTGGCTTGTAGTCTTGCTGGCCAACACATCACCAATCTTAATTTTTCAATGTTGGCCAAACTCTAAATTAAAATAGTTGCTTGCCGACCTGATTTGCTCCCGTACTGGCCAAACCGGAAACAATACCGATTGCAAGTGCATTGATAACATCTTTTGCCGGAAAATCGGGCATTGTCATCATGGCAATAACGCCTAAGACCGCTCCGATAACACCGCATACGACAGGGATGTACTTGTCATTAAGTGTGTCTACCGCTTTCCATCCCATACCTACAAGGTATGTGATGACCGTAATTCCTACTACGCTTGTGATTCCAAAATCCATTTTTCTTTTTCCTCTCTTTCTTTTTTTTAATATAAAAATAGCGCGGAGCTTTCGCCCTACGCTATCTCGATACCTTTAGGAGTACTTCCTATAAGCCACAATATTCTTTTATACCTCTCTGCAGCACTGCGGAGAAATTAACATTCCGCTCCTCCGCTATGTCGTTTAGCCATTTAGGAATGGTCAGTGTCTTCTTCACAGCTTGATTGCTGACCTTGTCTCTGATCAAGTCCGGCCAAGCTTCGATAAAATAAACATTCTTAGAAGAATCCTCCGGAACAGTTGCTTTTGGTAAATCTTTCCCGTGCTTCAGATAGGAAAAAAGTAATGCTCCAAGTAAATCTCTTGCATTGCTGATTGCCTCCTCTAAACTGTCTCCGTCAGTAAATCCCTCCGGAAAGTCCGTAAACTGAACCTGATACCCCTCTTCATCTTGCGATATCTCACACGGATAGAAAACCCTTTGCATATACGCCCTCCTTTAATTAGTAGCCGGGGCTAGAATTTCAGCCCCGTTATCCTTTCGATACTCGACAATGTCCCGTTCTTCATTACCTTTTTATCACATTTGACAGGACACATCTTCCCGTCTTTGTAATAGATTTCATGAGAACCGGTAGTATGGTCTAAAACCCACCCATTCTTTTTCATTGCCTTAGCTACTTCTCTGTAAGGTATATTTCTTGACATGTCATCCTCCTTACAAAATATATAATACGTATAATTAAGACGTACGTCAAGGAGTGTTTCATTATGCTGCAGATGAAATTATTAATCCGATAAAAGAATATTGCTACCTTGAAAAATCATGCTTTCTAAGTCTCTCTTGATACTGTTCTTTGATAAAACTGCTTGTTGGCTCAGTAACGCCGTTTTTAAAATCAGAATGCTTTGCACAGTATTCATCGTAAGAATTAATGTCCGCTAATGCTTGGTCAAACCGTCCTTTACTGAGCTTTTTATCCTCTTGCAGTTCATCACCAAACCGAAGAATCCGAACTCTTGCAGCTATGGCTCGTGTTTCAAGCTCAAAATTCTGTGATTTTTTAATTGCTTCTTTTGCTTCTGCGATGGACTCTTGTGTTTTGGCCAATTCTGCATTTATACCATCAATCCGCTTTGATAAATCATCGCATGATTGAATTATTTCCGCATTTATCTCTCGTCCGATGAAAGAAAGAATTATGCTCCAAGGCTTTTTACCTTTTGGAGCATACTTCTGTGCCACTGTGAAAATACCGACGGTAATCCAACAAAACGATGCCAAAATGGTATTTAAATCCATTAGGTTTAGCAGAGCATTAAAATCTATCATTCATCTCTTGCTCCTTCCTCGGCAACTATACGAAGAATCTCATCCTCCTGTTCTTTCGTAATCCACCGCTTTTTTACCGCAACATCGAGAAGTCTTTTATTTAAGTTCTTCTCCATTGCCAGTCCTTTTAAATACTCAAACATTACACACCTCCTAGCGCGTCAAGAACCAATGTGTCAATCACCTCTTTCAGCTCTGCATTTTTTCTTGTAAGCTCTGTAATCTGCTCGACCGGCGTCGGAATGTGCTCTGCCGGAGTCTCCCCGACACGAACGAAAGAAAGCTTTCCGTCCTCTTCTCTCATCTCTTTCATTTTGTAATTGTAGAACGCTCCGTCCTTTACGATTGCCGGGAGCTGAACATCATACTGCGAAGATTCTTTCGCATAGGCGGCCGCTCCGTAAATCGCTCGTGCTGCCATATCCGCTTCGGTCGGATTGTCAAATAGGGTGATTGTCATCACCTCGTGCTCGCCCGTCTCGGTGTTGGGCTTTACTAGTGCAAAATCTCGTTTCATTTCTTCTCCTCTCTTTTATGTATATAAAAAGAGGAAGCTCCGCTATGGAACTTCCCCTAAAGGACTGTGATACCTATTCTGTTACTTTGAAATACGTCTAAATATTTCCTCTCTTTCTCTTCTCCGCTTCCTCATTCTCCTTCGGTCACGCTTGACCATCTTTCTTGCTCTTCGGTTACTCGCTTCTATCTCTTCCGGAGTATAAAATTCCTTTTCAAAATCATCCCATGTAAGGTCAGATATAGCCGAATTATTCATACTCTACCTCTTTCCAATGATTTCCTCTTTTCAATTCTAAAAAATAGAGGATTCACAGAAAGAAGTCAATAAGTTATTAAGAACCGTCATTCATGGCGGCGCCCCAAGCAATGTATATGCAGCCTGTGCCGCCGGGAGCACCTAAAAGTTCTCCAGTTTGCAATTCTTGGTAGTTTCGGTAATTTCCGGAGCCACTATGGTCACATCCACCTCCACCACCACCAAGACCATTCACTCCACAAGCTTTTGTATATTCTGGTCCTGCGTTTGGATACCGTTTACGAGGGGACTGTGCATAGTTAATAGAGGCGCCTCCTCCTCCTTCTTGGTGTGCTTTGCGACATCCTCCCCCATTACCACCACCAGAGTATAAAACTCCATTAAAGCCTCGTGTGCTTGTATGTTGTCCTATCCCCCCAGTATTTTGCCAGCCGGAGCCATTGTATATTAAATATTCACCACTTTTACTATCATAGGATGTAGATTGGCCCCCATCATTACCATCGAGTCCCCCTTCCCCGCCTAAGCGGTTAATAACGGATCTGTTATGAATACCGGCACCGCCGCCACTTCCACCATTTCCACCATATACCTGTCTTGTGGAATAGTAAGAGTCATTACCAGTTGTTCCGCTATTTGCGACAATTCCGGAAAAAGATGTTGGAGCACCCTGTTCAGATGGAATAATCCAGTTTATTTGTTGCCCCGGAGAGACATCTAAATATCCTGTTGTAAAGTATCCACCGCCTCCACCGCCTGTTCCGACATTATTAGTATAGGCAATTCCGGCACTTCCCCCATGCCCAACAAGGATGTATCTTATTCTTCTCACCCCATCCGGCACGGTCCATGTTCCTGCACCGGCACTTAGTGTTACCGCGCCATTAATGCCTGTCACTCGAATATGACTGCTCACAGCCCCTTCATCGTACCATCGACCATCTTTCACGGTGACGTAATTGTAAGCTCTTACATAGAGGTCTGTCTCCTGTAGTCTGTCTGTCGTATAGTACACATCGGCACTGTCAATTTGCATGAACCCGTCTGTCTCACTGGTCGGCATACTGCCGTACTTAAAGACGAAATGCACTCCACTCCACAAGCCCTGCGATGGTTTCGCCCATGTAAGCCGGACTTGTCTGTGTGCATACATGGACAAACTAAAATTTGTTATCGAAGCGATTCCGAAGGCTTCCAGAGCCATCTTTTTGAGAAGCTCCTTGGAGATTGTTACTTCGGAATTTTTCCCATCTCCATAGCTAGTTCTAGGATTGCTTACGGACTTCTTGTAGTTTCCTGCAGGAAGCGGAAGGCTCATTACTGCTCCGGCATTTGAAAATGGTGCGTTATCGCCGATAACGGCTACAGTGCCGCGATTCTTCCCTCCTACTCCACTAATCGGTATAAATACTTCACTCATTATTTACTCACCCCCTTAAGTTTTACTTTGAAATCTTTACTAGGCTTTTCAGCCGCGCAGTAGAAGGTCACGAAGCCGTCCGTAACCTCTGCGCTTGTAATCAGAGCGGCCATCTCGTCAAATGTTTCGATATCCGTTACAGAGGAGCTCTTAGTGTGCGCTTTTCCCATAGATACGGAGTCTGTGGCCTTTATGGAAGGAACAGCTATCTTTTGGCTATATGGTGCAGAGGTAGACCAGTTACTCGCAGACAGGGCAACTACAGCCTCACGAGTATTTGCCACCGCTAAAACCGGCTTTAAGGCGCCGTCTATCTTATCCATATTTTCATTAAGCTTTTCAATGTCTATAAAGTCTGTTTTATCAGGCTTGTTTAATTTCAAATTTTCTGTTTGCGTCATGACACCCCTTTCTGCCATCTCTCATTCTGATAAGCATCTTCCCACGTAATTGATTTCATCTCTCCCCAAGTTTTCTTGCTGAAATTCCTCCAGCGGTTATAGATAACATGAATTTCAAAGTGCATATTCATAGGTATCATCTGTTCTGCCGTCTCTCTTATGAAATCGAGTGATCTAAGGCTTGCGAGTTTAACGGGAATAATGACAGTGAAACCTTCCACCAGTACATCCGTGTTTCCTTCCCCACTCGTATTCCCTAGTACTTCTTTAAGTTTTCGGAGTGTATAGGGAAGTGCTTTATTTTCGATAGCAAGTAGCCTCTGCCTTCTATCCTCTTCGGTATCGCTGTCTAAAGGGCGAATGCAGAGAAACTGCTCCATTTTTGAAAGACCGTCTTCCGTCATAGAAGATATAAATCTGTCCTTTAGCCATGTCTCTGCTCTCATCCACGCAAGAGTAAACTCCGGATTTTCACTTTCACCCACAGCTTGAAAGTCTTTTAGGGCTTTTAGAAACTCCGGAAGATTTACTAATAAATCCGTATTGTCCATTTATCCCTCCGAAACGGTCTTTAATACCGGTATTTCATCTTCTGTAAGGATTAGATTATCAGCGCCTCCGTTAATCTTTGTATTTTTAATATCCACAACGCCTTCAATAGCCAGTAGCCTTGCCGTAATCTGTACATGTCGAACTACTGCATTTTCCTTCGCCCAATCCTTCCGAAGCTCCAGCATGTACTTTTCAAGCGCTTCTTTAATTTGGCTCTCCAGTGCGGAAAAGCTGTATCCGCCGGCAAAGGTAAACTGCCCCGATATAGTAATTTCCTTCTCCCGAGGTGTCCCCACAAGGACGGTGTGCCCGATAGGTGCAAGACCGTAGCCCTCTCCATGCAGAGGATCTATTTTTTCCTGTACTTCACGGATGAGCTCCGTACTGGCTTTTGCAAAAGTGGTATCCAGAATTTTAACGGATACACTTCCACCTAAAGATAGGGCGCTCTTCTGTATCAGCTCATATACAAGACTAAGCCACTTCTTTTTATCTTCGCTTCCTGATAGACCTTTTATCCATGCCTCAGTCCCTTCGGGGGGCTTGACAGCGTCTTTACTCACATCGTTTCCGGGAATCCTTCTCACCCTACACGCACCGACACCGTGAAGGGCGAGGACCTTATCAATATAGTCATCCTTGTTTCCTCCAAAGGCTACGGATTTATAGGAGTTAAAGAATCTTTCTCTTAAGCTTTCCGTGCTTTCTTCATCTTCTCCGGGGATAAGGAGTTCTGAGATGTTCACCTCTTCCAGCTTATCGATATAACCAATAGGAGCAATCTTTCCATAGGTTTTATTTCCAACTATTCCGGGCTCCTCACACTCAACCTTATAGGATCCTGAATCCATCTTCTCTATCACTTTGTAATTCGCCGTGTCTCCTGTAAAACGCTCACCAAGTGGAATCTCAACCTCCGGCGGTGTGGAAGTCACTCTAAGAATCGCTTTGGTAGCCGGTTCCGGAATGATTCCCCTATCCTTTGCCCTCATAATGACAAACTCTCTATCCGCCGTATCGGAAAAGGCCTGTCTCAGCATCCAATCGAGCTCAGTATAAAGAGTGGCTAGCTCAATAGCCGCTAAAGCATTGGAGGTGTGCAGTAAAGAGCCTTCTTGCTTATCGATATCCCCTTCCACTCTGGAAAGCATTCTCCCGAGTATTGTCTCCATTGTTTGATTCTCATACATTCTCCGACACCTCAATCTTTCCTAACTTTGTCTTTACTATAAGCTTAATATTTAACTTCGTTCCGCTCTTACTTACTTGGAAATCATCTATTCCTGTGATATAGGGATGGATTTTTAAAGCTTCTTCTATCTCCGCTCTGCTATCCGCTTCCAGATACTCTTCCGTAGTAGTCTGCCCAAGATACTTCTCTAGTGACACGCCATACTGCCAAGAGTAAAGAGCATAGCGGAAGCGCTCCGTATGCATACAGCACCACACCCACATACGGATAGCGTCAAGCCCCTCCACAATCCTTCCGGTAAGACGATTTTCCGCAAAATCAATTTCATATTCTCTTGGAAAATATTCATCCGCTGTCAGGTTTTCTTTTACATCATAAAAAGAAGGTAAAAGGCTCATAAGCTCACCACCTTATCAATTATCACGAATTTGGAATCAGAAAGTTGATAGACAAGAACAGTGTCTCCGGCTTTCAACTTATCCAAATATTTACTTTTATCCGTGCAGGGCCCTCCATTACTTGGCGACTGCATTATTGCTTCCACGCACAAACGGTCGGTTAGATGAAGGCTTACTAACAGATCTTCCTTCCGGAGCTCCAGCTTGCCCAGTTTTAAAGAATCGGGACTTGTCATCGTTGCTAACTTTAACTCTCTTTTTTCCCCGTCCTTTGGGAGAAGATTGGCCAGACTGTTTTCCCACATTTTTACCAGCTCCTTCTTTCTTATCGTTCTTGTCATCAAAGCTTTTCTCATCCATTACGGAATCAAATCGTAACTCAAGTTCCATTGTATAAACTTCCCCGTCGAAACTGTGTCGGTCAGCGCTGATCCAGTACCTTCCGTTAAGCCCCGTGGCAGAATCCTTGACGTTTACAAAATAGCAGCTTAAGCAGTTGATATCTCCTAAAGCACTTATCTTTATCTCTTGCTTGGGCTGTACACTCATAAGAGTATTAGCGGATTGCACTGTATCCTTTTCTTCCTTCTTGAAGATCTTCTGGAATACGCCATACTTCTTTATAGATCCGTCATCTTTTATCTCGCCTATCTGTTTCCCTTTGTCATCATAAATCTTTACTCTGTTCACGATGGTTTCCATCGTTTCTGTAAGGCTTGCAGCTGTAATATTTTCTATTTCAGATAGGATAAAGTTCTTTACACTCCATTCCGTCTTATATACCGCAAAGCCTCTTTTATAAATCATTGGGAAGTACTTGTCCTTAGTTACCTGATGCGCTTTTGTATAGGCCCCCATGATGATTTCATAAATCCCTTTATCATCGCAAAGAAGAGACGGTATATTCACGCCGGTAGGGTGTAAATGCCTAATCGGTATCTGCATATCATCAAGAACTTGCTTTGCTATCCCTTCAGCTGTTTGATTCTTGAAATTATATTGTCCGGTGCTCTCTAGCAAGTTTTTCATCATGTCGTAAGCCGTGTAAGTGATAGTACCTATATCGCTGCTTCGTTCAATGCCGAAAATCTGGCCATAGAACACCTCTTCGCCGTTAAAGGAGAAGCTCACAAAGTCCCCTGTAGATACTTTTGGGATATCAAAACCGTCATTCGGTGCATTAATCAGGTCAAAAGAGAGTTCACGGGAAGCTTGACTTGCTGAACCACCCCACTCAACCTTAGACACAGGGATGGAATACTGCCCACTATCTTTTATTAGTGTTACCGTCATACTTAGCCTCCCGGGATAACTAACCTTTGCCCCGGATAGATTCTATTCGGGTTTCCCCCTATTACTGCACGGTTAGCATTATAGATTGGTTTCCAGTTAGAGGAGCCGGTTAGTCGCTTTGCGATAGAAGTAAGGGTATCTCCCTTTTTCACAATGTACTCTTGCGCGGTAACTTTAGGCTCCGTACGTGCAGATTCTCGGTCTGCTCCCGCTACTTGAGAAACATTTTCTCCGTTTCCGGAACCCCCCTGCGAAACAGTGGACTTTGAAGCGCTAATGTTTCGATACTCTTTAAAGCTGATTGTGTAAAAGATATCTCCGGTTCCGTCATTCTCTCCCCACTCGAATGATTCTATAGTGCAGTCCATTCTTATGGGGCTCCCTGTAATGACAAGCTTCACTGTGCCGACCCTCTTCATCCTCTCTATTAAGTTGACATACTGAAGCGGTTTAAGAATACTTCCTCTCCTGCAGTATGAAGAATTCCTTCGGAGCGGAAAAAAGGAACTGAACGATACCGTAATTAAGTTCCTCTTTCCCTTTAACAGCACTTCTCCTATCCCTACAATGTTTTCACTTTGATTATTTTGTGTGCTCTGTACCTTGTACTCGGAGGGCAGCACCGGGATAGAGATGTTGTTAAGCCATATTTCCACTAAATGTCCACCCCCCTCTATTACTTACGGCCATAGACAATTTTCTTGCTATAGCTTCTCCTATCTTGTTGATATCCGCTTCTTCTCTAACCGTGAAATTATTTCCTGTAACATTTACCGATATGCTGTTGGTACTCATCCTGCGTCCTTCAGCTCTGGCCAAAGCAACAGACTTATCATGGGGATAAATTCTTGTACCTCTGGGAAGGTCTAAAATTTCTCCACCTCGCTCACTGACTTGCACGATTCCTCCAGTCCAGTTATTTGTTCCTCCCGCCATTTTAGGTACTGCCGCTCCGCCGGTCTTACCGCTGTCCCCTTTCTTCGGCATTACGATACCGCCTATAGCGTCGATGATACTCTTGACTGTTCCGATTATTCCGTTAAGTACGCCGGTTATGAAGGATTTGATAGCGGTAAAGATTCCTACCACCACATTTTTCACTCCCTGCCAAGCTTTTTCCCAATCTCCCGTAAACACACCAACAATAAAGTCGATGATTCCTCCAAGAGCCTTTAAAATTCCGTCAACCACGCCAACCACGATACCGACAACGCCGGAAATAACTCCTATGGCCACGCCTATCGCCCCAACGAGGCTCTGCCCGAGCCAACTAAGAACTTCACCTAGCACCGGGCTTATAACCGTCCACCCGGCAAGAACAGTGTCTTTTATACTGTTTATATGCCCCCTGATACCGTCAAATACAGGGCTAAACTTACTTAGAGCCTGTTTGAAAATGTCGAAGTGCTTCCGAACCAAAAGAACAATTCCTATTAGCACAAGGATGGCCCCGATAACCAATCCGACAGGGCCCGTAATCACTGTAATAAGTCCCCCGGCTCTGGAAACCATCGCAAAGACCTTGATAACGGTCCCAATCATCTTTACGAGCTTTCCGAAGACAATAAGCATAGGTCCGATACTGGCGACCATTGCGATGTTCTTAAGAACCGCCTTAATCTGCTCATCGCTCATACTATTCAACTTGTCCGCGAGTTTTTGTGCCCACTCTACAAATTGTTTTAAGTAGGGGAGTACAAAATCCCCGATTCTGATTGCTATAGACTCGATTGCAGACTTAAGAAGTGCTAGTTGCCCGTTCAGGTTATCGAGTCTTCCGGAGGCCGCCTCTCCTGCTGCACCGCTTGCACCCTTGATACTTCTTTCAAGGCTGTCATATGCGTCATCTGTGGAATTGATTACGGCGAGCATGCCCGCAGTAGCCGTTTTTCCGAAGATTTGATTTGCGTAGAAAAGCTTCCCCTCCTCAGTAAGTCCTGAGAAGCCTTTCTTCATATCGTGCATGACATCGGAAAAGGATTTCATTGTACCGTCGTTGTTTGTCATGGAAATGCCGAGGTCTTTCATGGCGGCCTTTACTTCTTTAGAATCACCCGTCATGTTAAGAAGCGCGGTTCTTAATGTCGTACCGGCTTGAGAGCCATCAATAGAAGCGTTTCCCATGATACCAATTGCCGTATTCACTTCTGCAAAATCATAGCCGAGTGTTCCGGCAAGAGAACCGACATACTTATAGGATTCCCCGAGGCCGAGCATATCCGTTTTCGTATTCGTGAAAGTCGCCGTCATGATGTCCGCGTACTTCTCTGCCTGATCTGCGCCTTCTCCAAATCCTGCCAGTGCGCCGACCATAACATCCGTAGCCTCTGCCAGTCCTATTCCTCCGGCACTAGCAGCGGAAAGAATCCCGTTTAGACCCTCCATATTCTGTTTAGCATCCCAACCGGCCATAGCGGTATACTGCATAGCCTCCCCGAC